ACAGATAAACCAGTTTCTTTATCAACTAATTCCAAAACATCTTCTAGAATATACCTGAATTGATCACGGTACATTATTTCTCCACAAAGATTAGGATTTAGTAGTAAATGTTCAGTATAGTCATTTACTAATGTTTCAATTTGATCTTTTCTTACCATGTCAATATTACTACATACTAATACTTAAGCGTTGATAGTACTAAACGCTTTTATACCCCTATTTGTTGTCATTTAAAAAATAAAATAAAATAACTACTAGTAAGGTTTAAGTAGTATTATGTATTAGTTTAATTGCAAGTCTTCACGTTACATGAGATATCTTTAGACTTATCAAAACTAAAAACTCATGAAACCTAGTGTCTAACAAGTGATCATGAGGCTTGGAGGACAGACTAGTTTCGAGGAATACCCGAGTGGCAGAAAACGCTCTACACAGACGGTATCCTCCTAAGATTTTACTATCTACCTTTAAGTATCAGTATGTTCTATACTTGTTATAATGAAATTGCATACAAATGAAGAGATACAGAAAGATGTTAAGAAAGCTCAACAAGAATTTTCTGAAATATGTACTAGTTCTGCATACTATCTTAATACCAATGGTATGAAAATAGATGCTATTAGAACTATACTACATAGATCACTTGATGAATGTATTAACAATGCTGAATCCTTAAGAGATGGTAAATGATGGGTAATAACTATACAACATACAGAGTAACTGGTATAGAAACAGAAGGTAAGCCTGAATACTTTGCAATAGTACAAAGAGACATGAAGAATTTAGATCATGTAAGGGACATGGCTACTAGAATAGCTAACCTAATGTTGCAAGAAGGGTATGTTGATGTTAAAATCACCAGAGTTTATAGGAAACATGCACCATGATAGCACCAGTAAAAGGTGAATCATTACATGAATGGTCAAGAAAAAACCAAGTAGAATGTCAATGTGGGTGTAAAGAGCCTGAAATATGTGATGGGTGTGAACAACTATTCACAATGGATTTACTTGAAGAGGGACTTTGTGAAGAATGCAAAGTACAACAACTAGCAGACAGGTACGAGTCATACAACGACTTGGACTGATTTTTTTTGTTATGGTTAGTAACGCTTAAGTACCCCTATATAGTCACAAATTAAAAAAAATAAAATAAAAATAAATTAAAACTTAGCATCACATGACTTACATTTAGAATATCCAGTAGAATGACCATCATTCTTCCCCCATATCCATTCGTATCCACTTGCTTTCTTACACTTTGGGCATGGTTCTATGGACATCATTTATCACCAAACATTTGATTAATTTCAAAATCACGCATAGTTACTATCTTTGGTTTAGAACTTATTGTTCTATAAGCCATTCTGCATTCATCTGTACAGTATCTCCTTCTATTGTTTGTAGGTGATGATATGAATGTAAATATCTTAAGACATTCAGGACACCTCTTAATTTTTATCTTACCTACTGCCATGTTACCTCACCATATATGTGATTACCTAGGGGTTTGGATGCTGATCCGTCACGTTCTGAATATATTACTCTATTTGTAGAGTGCATACCTAGTACATGTCTCTGCTTTCTAACTTCAATTAAAGGATCAGATGTATCAAACTCCTGATCACAGAGTGAACATTTAGTCATCATCATCATCATCCTCCACAAGCCACGCCCATTCAGCACGTTCACTCATCTATAATCTCCTTTGGATCTAGTAGTTCTTTTGTTAATAAGTTGTCTATTGTCATAGCTATTACATAGTCTGTTATGGGTTTAGCCAATAGTTTCATAACCATATGCTTCTCATCATTTTTATTGATAGACGAATGTACATGTTCTCTTATGTCATCTATAACTTCTGTTTGAACCATGTCAATGAATCTCTCAATTCTATCATCAATTATCTTTCTTTCTAACATGTTTTATCATTAATTATATGGTATTTAAAAATTACTAGTACCTTCCCTTGTACATGCATATAGGTGTGGCTCTGGATCTTATCTTGTGACGTAGTTTTGTGCCACAACAAGGACAGTATACACCATCCCATTTAAGAAACAACGCACATTCAGAGCATCGTCTACCTCCATGTAGATAGGTTCTCTTTCCTATTGGTGCTCTATATTTCAAGTAACACTGTCCCTTACATACTCCTACTCCCATTCAGATACTGGTATAATTATAGTACTTAAGAGTGTCTAGTACAATGAACTACTAGTACTGTTTATATAATATTAAAATAATAACTATTCAATGAGCGAAGAAGTAAAGTTTCTCGAAACACCAATAACAGGTAATGATGCAGAAGACCGTGTTAATAGGATAAATTTTGATCTCTATTCATCAGAGAATATCGATGACATGGGTGAGTATGTTGACTTAGCTGGTGAAAGAAAACGTTTAGAGAATGTTATCGAAAGAGCCACGATGCCTTACTTAATATATGGTGCAAAGGGAATTGGTAAAACTGCCCTAGTACATGCCATATGTAAGTCAAAAGGGTATGCTTTAGTAGAGATAAACTGTAGTGCTGGTACAAACCATGCTAAACTTGAAGGTAGATTACAGGTAGATAAAGATGGCTCGTATTTTGAGAGAGGTCTTTTACCAACTGCTTTTGAGACAGCAAATCACTTTGGACACCTTGTGTTGTATTTGGATGAAGTTGGTGCATTAGACCACGACATGCAAAAATGGTTGAATAGACCACTTGACAAGAGAAATAGTTGTACTGCTGGTGGTAGAACTTACAGTTTAAATAAAAATTGTAAACTTGCTATCATTGCAACAACTAATCCGATTGAATATGCTGGTGTAAATAACCTTACAGAGGATCTAAGATCTAGATTCATAGGTAGAGTATGGGATTACCCAAAATCAGAACAATTAAAACTAATTATTGATTGGGATAAAATACCAGAAAGTACAGTACAAAATCCATTATTGACATTCGCACAAGACACATATGGTCTAAGAACTAAGGGTGATATAGAATATGTATTATCTCCTAGAGATATTATACAGTTCGTAGATGTTTATCGTGACTTGTTGAGTGATTATAGTGATGATGATCCTAACATTGTTAGTAATGTGTTACTTGATACCATCAAAGAAACAATAATGATAAAGTATACAGACCCTAATGAACATGAGTTGATTAAGGCTAGAGTACAGGAAACATTTGGGGTGTCATTCAAATGACCCCTCGTTCCTTTTTTTGTAAAAACGTTCATAACTTTGAAGAAGTACCTTCACCAGATAAAGAATTATGCTTACATTGTTGGTATTTAAAATTAAACAAAGACGGTGACACTGAAATTCCATGTGGGTGTGGGTGTAAAGATACATGTCCTGAATGTGACGGTGAGAGATTCTGTGACTATGGTAGAGGTGAGGATGAGAGTATTGAAGGATGTCAAGTATGTAATGATGGTGATGATGGTGAAGACCCAGATGCTTATGATAGATGGAGGGATGAACAACTTGACTGATAAATTAAGAATAATGAATGAGAGAATAAAAATAATTAATATTAAATTAGATAAAATACTTGAGGTGTTAGGTGCTAGTGAAAACTCTAATGCATTAGATCATGGATGTAATCACCAGTGTCACCATAGTTCTGACTATGTATTTGATGGTCAGGATGAGGTTCAAATGTATACTTGTGATAACTGTGGCGATGAAATTGATTACTAGACACACTTTAATATGATAGAATATATACCTTATTATGAGATGTAAAAACTGTCAAAGATCATTTAAAGTAAAAACTGGTAAAAGATGCTGGATTAAATATAATATGTGTATGCTATGTACATGTATTGCACACCCTAAAGAATATCCTAAAAATATCACATTAATGGTGTTAGCAAAAGCTGGTAAATATAAAAGTCCAAAATATAAGATGTATGCTGGTAAAATAAGAGACGGAGTATATGAGACTAAATAATGGCTAGAGATAGAGATTTACTAAGTGATAAAGAGTTCTTTAGGAAGACCTCTGATATTGCTGAACATATGAGAGATTGTAAAATAGATGTTGTATTTTGGAATGATGATAACAAGGTTATGGATAAAGAACTTAATGGTAGAAAATTTATACTTAATGTTGCAACACCAGCAGTAAAAGGTATTGAAAAATTCACTGCTTTTAACCATGAGTTAGGACATATTATTATGAGTACACCTATAGCTGATGGTAAAAAACTTGTTGATCGATGGTGTGAGGGTGTATCTGATAGTGGAAACAAAACTAGAGAGAGAACGTACTGGAATGTATTTAATATACTAGAAGATCAGCGTATAGAATCATTAATGGCTAATCTATGGCTAGCAAATGAAAAGAGATTCATTAAAGCCAGAACTAATAGAGGTAAAATGCATGTGAAATGTTCATCTAATCCTGTTGATATTATATTAAATATTAGATTTTTCAGAGAAGATCTAGCTATTGAACATAAACACTTTGAGGATTATAAGAAGGCATTAGAGGATGTACATAGTTTGGGTAGACTTGGTGCATTGATTTTATTAAAAAGATTAAAACCAATAATTGATGAGTGGGTTGATAATGAATTAGATGGTGGTTCAAATCCTGTTGAACATATTAAAGAACCGTATGATGGTAGTGATGTAGATCAGCTCAAATCTGATCCACTTAAAGACGATACTAATTTTATTGATGATCTTAATGATGATCAAGATTATGAAAATTCTATTAAAGAGTCTAAAGAAGACGGTGAAATAGAGATAGATGAATTAAGGGATTCAATGAGTGAGAATGCTAAACATACTATAATTAAACCAGCTTATTTAAGACCTCTACAAAGACTAAGGAATGAATATAATATTGATAAACATGTATCACATAATTTAAGAAGAGTGTTTAGAAACATATCTGAAATACCAAAAAGTACCATAGGTTATGATGGTAATGAGATAGATATGGAATCTTATATTGAAGGTAAAATTAGAGGTTATGATATAAATAATTGTTTTATTGATAAGAAAATAACTCATGGTTTATCTGTCATGATATCAATAGACGGTTCTGCATCAATGAAAATGAATGAAAAAATGATAAAAGTAAGAGACTTAGTTGCTACACTTTTTGACTCTGTTAAAGATTATAAAAATATAGATCTAAAAGCAAATGTTTGGTCTAGTAATGGTAAAGGTGAAGTAGGTATGACTGATATTAATGAAGTTGGTGATTGTGCAATGATATCTATAGAGAATAAGTATGGTTTCAACATGACACCTACCCATTTAGCATTAGATTATGCATCAAAAATGATGAAACATATGAAGGGTAGAAAGAAATTATTAATATTAATAACAGATGGTCAACCACAGTATCAAAACTATGGTTACAACATATCAGCAAAAACTTTGTTAAAAATGAATAAAAAAGCAGCATTAAAAGCAAAAAGACAAGCAAATGAAATGGTTGTGTTGTCAGTAGGTATAGATGTATGGGGTGGTAGAATACTTGAAGATGTATTTGGTAAAAGTAAAGTGATACATGTTAGAGATATGGATGATGGTGGTATTATAGTGGCAAATAGATTTAGAAATGCAGTACTAGACACACTTAAATAGTGCGATCAATAAAGTCAGTAATGATCACACAAATAAAAAATAAAAATATTACAGCAGAACAAGCCACAGAACTTATAACCGATGAAGATTTAGAATCATTGGTTAAAGAAATGGTTTTTAGTAGAAGTAAAACAATAAAAAGAATAATTGAACTACAAAAAAGTTTGTGGATACCCATGCATCAGGATAAAAAGGAATATTTCGATGAAATGGATGATGACGGATTAAAACGACAACTATCAATGCATGAATATGCATTTGCGAACAAGGTGTAATGACGTTATCGGATAGAGAGAGGTTTCTATATCACCTTTCAGTTTTAATGACAGTCGATGTTATAAGTGGTAGAGATAAGGATAAACCTCGCATGGATGTTGATGGTATGATGATGGCAATTACTAAAAATAGATGTAGAAAACTTAAAACTAAGGATATTTTGAAAATATATGATGAGGTTGAAGAGGAGGCTTTTGCTGCAACTGTTGTATATGAGGAATATGCCCTAGAGAATGGTAATGATATTAATGATAGAATGCAGGGTTTCAACGTGAGGAAGAAAGATGAGTGAGACAGTAGAATATTGTGAATTCTGTCATATTTGTTTAACTTGTGATCTACCAGTTGAACCAATAAAATTTGATGCATTGACATTATGTGAAAAATGTTATAGGGAGGTTACTAAGAATGTGTAATGGTGTATGTTCTAGATTTACCAAGAGTCTTGGATTTAATTATTACTGTCAAAGTTGTGCTAAATTCGTAGGTAAACGATTTCTTAGTAGAGAGAGTAAAGATAATGGTAGGTTAAGATGCTCTTGTTGTAATGGATTAGTTAGAAATAAGGCTAGGTTTAGAGGTAGACACGGATTTATATCGAGCAAGAAGCCCACTGCATATTAAATATTAGAGCCTCTTCTTGACCCTCATCCATAGTTAAATTTTCACCCAAATCATCTAGGCAAAAATGGATTAATTCGTGCTGTATTGTTTTATAGACGTCATCTATACTTTCATGATGATTGAGGTTAACTAAGCACCTGTGGGTCTCACTATAATAACACCCACGATCTTCACCATATATGCGTAAATCTACCGATACCTGATTATCCATATTATTAGAAAGATTATTATGTATTAAAAGATTGACTAATGTTGTGGGCGTGATAAAGGGATTTACGTCATAAAGTTTAAAAGGTTCTAAAAGCTTTAAATACTATGGCAGACGAACAAGAAGATATTAGGTTAGATATATCTAATAAGTTCTATGACCAATTAGACTCATTAATTGATAAATCATATAAGGAAGATAATATCAGTTATGGTGAGATTGAATTAGCCTTGTTAAAAATGGGTGATAAAATGTTACAACAGAAAATAACATTAATGCATCAATATTTACATGATGAACACCCACCTCACACACATGATTCTAAAGATAAGGATGGTAAAACAACTGATGAACCTAAGAAAGAAACAGATTCATCTATGTATGGTTAACTTTCCATAGCTTCTTTAACTTCTCTTATTGATTCATCGTTTTTCTTGTTTTTGAATATGTTTGGACAGTCATACCACCATATATCTATAACTTTGCAGTTTGACCACTCTAGCATCTGTTTTTGTACCGTATCCCTACAACTTTTTAATGATCCTTTATGATCTTTACCTTGAACCCTGATGCATATGGTCTCAAAATATGTGAACATTACTATATCCACACTTTCTTTCATCTGTCTTTCAGATAAACCTTCTCTAAAATCAGGAGTCATCAAGTCTTTAAACTGTATCTGTGTACTATATAATATGCCTTCATCACCATATAGATCTCTTAGTATTTCTAGGGTTACAACCTCACCATTGCCAATTATCTCAGTCATACTTTCTAATAAGAACTTCCCATGTTTTAAGCTTTCCTCGTACATTTATTGAGAGTATTCTTAGGTTTTTCTTATCAGCCAAAAATTCATGAAATGGTTTTTCGGAAGCCCATGCATTTGTTTTTATCTGTATTAGAATTATGTTTCCTTTTTCATCAAAACAAATTCCGTCAAATAAATTCCACAAATCAAGTGCTCTATACCAATCACCTCTATTATATACTAAGTCTTGTCTTCTACCATGTGCTTTTAACCATATTTCATCATAACCATTTTTCAATAACCACATAACAGCTTTTCTATTGGAAAATCTCATACGTTCTCTAGGGTTGATTATTAGTCACCCTTAGAGAAGTGTGCAAGTGGTATCAATGCAGGCAAACGTAGAATAACCTTCGTATGTTTTAGGGTTTAAACCCCTATATTCATAATCTAGCCACTTGAGTGTAATCATTCTTCTATATCCTCTACACCTTTTGCTGTCAATCTGTATTCAGCATCTGATATTGGATGTTCTGGTGAATCTACCATTCTGGCAATTCTTTTTTTACCAGATTTCTTAAAGTATATCCTATATGTTGCAGCATGTCCTACAACGTTACCACCTATTGGTTTAACTGGATCTCCAAACATAATTGATGGATCAGTTTGAACTTGGTTTGTAAATATTACAGTACATCTAAAATAATATGATATGTTTTTGATGTGTGTCATAAGTCTGGCTATTTGGTTTTGTCTGTCTGCTAGTGTCCCTCTACCTAGGTATTCTTCCCTAAATTGACCTATAGCACCATCTATTACCACAAGTTTTGGGTGTTTTTCCTCCATTGTTTTAGATAATGCGTTGATAGTTCCTAGTAATTGTTCTGTATTTGGTGTGTAAAAATAACTTATGTGTTTTAATTTTGATTCAATTTCTTCTCTAGTTTCAGCATACTCATTTACTTTTAATATTTCAATTATTCTTCTAGGTCTAAAGGTATCTTCACAGTCTACCCATACTACATTATCACCACTATTAATACTCTCAACTGTTAATGTATTACAGAACTGTGTTTTACCTGAACCAAATTCACCATACACTTCATAGACACATTCTGGTTTAATACCACCACCAAACATGTCATCTATTGACTTACATTTAGTTGGTATGGTAGGTAAATTGTCTTGATACTCCATTAAATCTATAATATCCATGTCTGATTTTCTTATCAGGTCATTGTCTTCTAATATCTTCTGAGCATTAAAGACCCATCCATCTGCTTTTGCTTTAGTGACTCCAGTTATTTCTGATATTTCTCGACCACCTCTGATACATATGTCTATTAAAGATGTTACACCGAAGGTATCTAATTTTTTAGTGGTTATTCCACCTACTCCATCTAGTTGACCTACAGATAAATCTAATTCTGGTTCTTTATGAGATGTTTCTTCAATATCTTCTACAATGGTTTCAGACACATCCTTTTTAGGATCTTCTGATATATTACTCTTATGTTCTTTTCCACGTACCATTTGACATCACCTTTATTTGATTAGTTTTTTCCCAGTTACCGAATATCTTTTGTCTTTCCAACTCATCTATACCTTCGGATGCAAGTCTTTTAAAGAACTCGTTCATTTTAACACATCCATCACTATCCTTACATTGATCCCATATGTGTAGGTGTAATTGTTGTTTAGACATTCTACCAGAACTACCAATAAGTGTCTGTTGTGAGCTCTTATTTTGTAAGATATCAATGTTAAAGTTATCAAACATCTTTACTAATAGACCTTTAACTGCATTAATATCATCAATTTCTACAGAGTCTCTAAACCTTAGTTTAGCATGAGCCATTGATAATCTAATCATGGCTTCAAGCTGTCTAATACCTACATTTAATTCCTTATCAGTTGATTGTCTGAGTTTTTCATATATACTTACTATCTCATCCCTCACTTCTTTGGTAATTTTTGGTGTGCATTTTTTTGCTTCATTAATAAATGCTGTAAGTTCACGATCAGTAAATCTACATTCACTGTCTTTCTGAGTATTATCAAACCCATCAAGTATGTGATTAGCTTTTTGTAAATCCTCTGTTACATTTACAGCATCTCTAATTAACCATATCAAATCAAATCTTGACAGTAATGGACTAGGTATGTTTATGTTATCCATTAATGATAGGTCTGGATCATAGTTACCAAATTTTGGATTTGCTGCTGCCATAATACTTGTTTTTGCATCAAGTGTTAAAGATATCCCTGCTTTTGCAATACTTACTGTTTGTTGCTCCATTGCTTCATGCATGGAAGATCTATCATCTTTATTCATCTTATCAAACTCATCTATGAATGCATATCCACCTGAACAGAGAGGTAATACACCAGCTTGTGCTACCATTCTACCATCAGATAATTTTACCATACCGATAGTTAGTCCAGCACTTGTAGAACCTCTACCAGAGGTGTATACTGATTTTTGTGTTATACTTTTACCATACTTTAACAGTTCAGATTTTGCCATTGATGGGTCACCCACTAGTAAAATATTGATGTCACCCCTCTTCTTTGTCTTGACACCCCCTACTAATTGGAGCAAACATGACAGTTTAATGTCATCATACCCAAAAATATCAGGTGCATAACTATGAATTAGTTTCTCAACAAAGTCATCATCTTTACATTCCTTTAATAGTTTTAGTTTCTCTTCATGAGTAGGTACGAGATCTCTATTATCATCCAGATCATTTATTGATAGTATATCAATAATGACTTCATGTTCTTCATCTTTTGGTTTAATAACTGATCTAAATATACCAACTATTCTTTTTCTCTGTCCGATAAAAGAAGTACCTACATTATCACCTATTAGTTTACCATAGAATAGTATTGGTGAATTGTTGTCTGCATTCTCTAATGGTTGTTGTAATAATATTGTTTGAATATCATCTGTTAGAATACCCTTCTTAGTAACATCCATTTTAGACCTACCACAACCAGAACTCATACAAAATAAGGTAGGTAATGTTCTGTCAAAACCACATGTTACTTTCTCTGTAGTAAAACATTTTGCACATTCCATTTCGGCAGTCTTGATATAGGTTTTTGGTGCATCAGTTGCAATAACTGTAGCTTCAAAACATATGGTTTCACCCTCCTTTTTAGAGTTAATTTCCCTCATATGTATGACATCACCAGATGTAAGTTTGATTTTTAATGAACCAAAGGCTGTAGGTATATCCACGCCTACAAATCTTTGCTGTAATACTCTGTATATTGCTTGTCTTAGTAATGTAATAAAGTCACCTTGACGTTGAATGTATAGATCGATGAATTTTTCATCAGATATGTCTATTGTGACAGTATCAGTAGGTCTTAATCCTGATAACTTATCATTCCATTCTCTATAATTAAGGATTTCATATATAGCATCTTGAACTGCTGAATCGGTCATGGTCATCATAATCGTTTCTCAGTTTCCTTGCTTATTAGATTTCCTAGTTGAGATAATCGTCTCTGTAATTTCTTAAAGTCCTCAGCATCTAAAGCACATACATGTTTTTCCCATTTTGATATACTGGCATAGAACAGTGGTAATTCTGCTGTTACATCCTCATGATCAAAGTCTGTTAACTTTGCTGACTTTCTATTCTTTTGTACAAAGTCATTTGCAACTTCTGCTAAAAATAGACTAAAACTGACATTCTCAGGTTTGATCTGGTTTAGCGATTCAAAAATAGGAATTGCATTTTGACTTACTGACAGTGTTACTGTGTTTCGATTGAACTGCATGCTACCTTTATTCTAGTATGATATAAAAGGCTTACTAGTAGATGTTAGCTAATAATGTATTAACATTGAAATTTTTATTAGTTAAGTTAATAGTTAAGAGATAGATCAAGGAGTTAGTTAATGTTTAGAGTTAGTTAATAGCTAATAAAATGAGTTAGTTATTAGTTTAGTTAACCTTTGAAAAAAATTAAGATAGGAATTGAGAAATAAGTAATAGTGCCTCTACACCTTTTACCGATATATTTCGCCTACTCAGGGCAGTTATCCACTAACCGATGGATTCCCTTTTCGTTCTTTCCTATGTTGGTTAGTTGTCTTAAGAGAGCTATCGTATTAGGATAATCCCTGACAGACAAAAAATAGAGTGTGTAACTAGTATATAAGATTTACTAGTGATTTTATGCTTGCAATACTGGTTGTGACTCTAATGTTACTTCATCAGGCATTGTTAGTGTTGGTTCTACCTCTCTTTCAACGAAAGAATTAATGAAACCTTGCACCTTAGTTGACTCTATAAATGATCGTAAGGTGTCTCCTTTTTTATTTTTCCATGAAATCTCGATAAACATGTAATGTTAACACAATTAGGGTATTTAAGAATTGCTAGTTATATGAGATTATATAAGTCAGAATTCCTTGAAATTCTATTATCGTTTATAAGGTTTCTTAAAACATTGTGTAAGTTACCACTACTTTTTATCTTAGTAGTTGATAATATTTCTGTAAAAGTCAACGGACATTTAGAATATTCTAATGTTTCTATAACTTTATCAGTGTTTTTTACTCTTGGTACACGAATTGGTGAAGGAATCTGAGTATCTAGGGTACGTTTATTGTTACGAACTATCCTAGATATGTCCAACCACCTTACCATTCATTGCATCGATTGACAAAGTTGCTGTACCTGTTTGACCATATACTAATTCATTTTTCCTATCCATATAACCATCGGTCTGGTCTACTACTGTGTGACAGAAAGTACCAGCATTTACTAGGTGAATTTCTCTTTCCCATCGTTTACCAGTCTCAAAGTCAAAGTCATTTACCATTTCTGGTGTATAACGTTTTTGATGTAAGTGACCACAAAGGAATATATCTGCATAGACGTTCTTTTTCATCTGATCAAACATTCTTTCTGGTTTACCACCACCTGAACCATGTATTGCTAATATAGTCCATTGACCCATAACTTTCTTTTTATAAGTTATTTCTAAACCTATAATTGCTCTACTACCAAGAAACTGAATACCATTTGGTTCACAAAATTGATTCTCAATATATGCTCTAGTTATTTCTCTAATATTATATTCGTGATTTCCATGCAGAAGCCCTCCAATTTTCTCATTATTTGAATGATGATGAACATCTATTAATGGTTGAGATAATGTTTGCCAAACTTTTCTCTGATTATCAACATCATGTTCTACTGACATATCAGGGTTAAATCTTTTATCGAATGTAGTTATTGCATCCAACTGATCTCCCATAAATAATGTATACCTATTGTCATCTTTAGCAATGGCTTTAATTCGTTTTTTATAAAGTTCCTCATCAAAACCTACATGCCCGATATGAATATCACTTAGTGGTTCTAAGTGTACTATATCATCCTTTTTTTCAAGGTCTATTGTCCATTTCTTTGCAAATACCATAATCCATACACCAACTCTATCTATTTAAGAGTTACTAGTTAATACTCCATTTGTTTTTTTATCAGTTATTGATTTAGAATCTTTCATTGCTTTCCTATAGGATTTTTTCCTCATTTCATTTTGATATCCATCTGGTAAATGATGTACACATGGTTCTGCTAATGTTGAATTACCACAAACATCACAATTTAGAATTACTTTTTTCATTGCTTTTAATGCCCTTGCCTTATAGACTGGATCATCGGGTGAATATTTACCATCAGCACTTTTTTTAAATTCTTTTAATGGTTTCCATTTACCATTTGGTAATTGTTCCCACTTCAATGTCTTCTTTGTTTCCTAGTATTCGTTAAATCAGATATATCTACACCAATATATCTTGTAAACCTATATCTGAACTGTTTTACCCTACCTTCTGTGACCCTATCATGCACTTCACAGCTAAAAAACTTGCGTTTATCACCCTTTTTACCATGAAAATCGTTATGTCTCATCTCAGTAATTCTATCTCTAAAGTATATCATAAGTATCATATGTGCTAATTCATGACATATTACAGACATGTTTTGTAATGTAACCATATTGTTTGGATTATCTGTAATATAACATACAACTTCACCTTCACCAGTAACCCCATGAGGAATACTAAAATCTAACTCTGCTAATCTTGGGTCATCACTATAAAATTTTTGATTATATTGGTCTGTTCTTTTAATATTAATAGTCCAGTCATCCTGTTTCTGTAATCTAGTATGATCTGTGTGGTGATAATGTTCATAAATATAATGTAATATTAATCTCTCATATTCTTTTTTATTTATATTTTCAGTTGAAAAATTAATCTTCATTCTACACTTACATCAAATTAACAAGTATATAAGATTTACTAGTCTACCAAAAACTGCCTTTATCTGAACAATCTAGGTGTGAGCCACAATTAGGGCATATTAAATGACAGGTTGTCATATTCTTCATTTCAAATCCACATTTAGGACATTCTTGATTCATTATTGCACATACTCACATATTTCACATATTAATATTTTACTTTGTGATTTTGTTTCTACAACATTTGCTCCACATTTCATACAATCTTTAGGAATCATAATAATAATAAAAAAAAGGAAGTTATTGTTGCTTTTTCTTTTGGTTCTTCGGAAACATAGATAAACAAATCATAGGTCTATCAGTTTTATCCGAGATACGTTCAACAACATAACAGTCGAGTCCGTCAGATGCATCTTTATCAACACATTTCTCAACTACATCAATCCAGTAATCGGATTTTGCTTGACCGACAACTGCTTTTGCAAATGAGTGTCTTAGTCCATCTGTAGTTTTGATTTCTGCTACATCAGCACCAAGTTGTTCAACATGTTTGATATTGAAACTCTGAATGACAATTTTTTCCCCTACTTCCAATGGAGTAGAGTGATCTCCTTGTGAACTGGAAATATCCAGTACTTCTGAAACATTCATTAATAGCCTATTGATATACTAGGATATAAGGGTTTCTAGTACTAATCTAAACTATTTTGTTTTGCAACTACAACACCAGCTAGGTGTACTAGTTGATTCAATACAGTTTGTCTAATCATACCAAACCTATCGCTCTGAACGTCTTCTTTTGGATAAACCATCTTGGTTAATTCGTGTGCCTCTTTAAAATACTGTTGCCATAACTTACCAATTTTTATAGTGTCTTCTGAGACCTTAACTTCTGGTATTTGTGTTATGATTATATTTGAGGGGTTTCCGAATGCTTTTTGTTTAAAATCACCAACTGTGCCTCCCTGTTGTAAGAAACAGTCTTTATCAACACAGATAGCCTTTGGTGTTTTTTGGTAAAATATTTGTTTACCTATACTCCAAGATTCTCCACAGATCTTACAAGATCCATCAAACTTTGCACTTATTGTTGTTCCCATAACAAGTCTTATTAGTTACTTCTTTATAAGAGTTACTAGTTGGAACTACATCAAAAACCTAGAAGCAAACTGTCATTAAGTGATGACTATGAGACACCTACACAATTATACAAAGAACTTTGTTTCACACATGCTATAGAACCAAAGATAGATGTATGTGCAAATGTTGATAATAAAAAATGTCAGGATTTCTTTGGAGTCAATGTTGACGGTCTTTTATGTAGTTGGACTGTAGATGCATGGGTAAATCCTCCACATTCAATGACAGGTAAATTTGTAGAAAAAGCATGTAATGAGTGGAAAAAACATAATATCAATGTTATGATGATTATACCAGCAAACACATGTAGTAGTAAATATTGGCATGAATTCATACAACCATATGCATCATATTATCCTATAATGGGTAGAATTAGATTCCTACATGAGGGTAAACTCAGTGAACATATGAGTAGAAATGCTTACATGTGTGTAGTTTTTAGGAAAATCATTACAGATCAATCACAACTATAAACAGTTGGATACGGAATATAACATTCTCTAACTACATGAGGTGGGTGTGCTCCTGACCAGCCATCATTACCATATAATTGACCCAGTAAAAATGTGTCCAATGGTCTAACAATAAGTGATTGGTCTTCTTCAAATGGCTTAATAGTTGGTATCATAACAGATCTATCAAAATTTTTCTCATATCCTATAAGTGGTGTTCCTATGAAATAATGACCTAGACCTAAAGCATGACCTAATTCATGTACTACTATATTCTTTATTGTGTTCATAGGCATTTCAAAAGTGTCATAAGTTATTGTTGCATTACCACTGTTGTTTAATTTTATAACCATTGCATTTTTTTGGGATTCTAAGAACACATTGATGAACATATATTTATGATATGATTTATTAAATTGTAACCCTGTGTTTCCTAATGACGAGTCACCCGATGCTTTTTCATAATTAATCATAATATTACAATATCTAAAATCATCAGCAGATTTTTTTGCGTGGTCATCCCATGATATTACTTGTTTTAATGGCATATTCCAATCACCATCAGGGTATGTGTAACTTAGAGTTGTTCTCCATTCATTTATTCCAGACACTGTCATTAACAATACATCACTCCATTTGTCTGTTATTTCAGGATTAGCTTCAAAAATACATATTGTAGGATTAGTATCATGTCTAAGTTTTAATGTCTTGTACAAATCAACTGGTACTCTTTCAGCAAATGCCTCAGTGATAGACACTGAGAATATCAATATAGCCAAGACTGATAGTATCACTAACACTGAATATTGCATAATATTCGGTATTTATTATAGTATAAAAATTTACAGCAAAGACTTATATAATAGTATTATATATGTTACCTATTGGCAAGACGAAAAATTGGTAACTCTCATACTACCATATCTATAACATGGGAAGATAAAGAGAGATTTAGACAGTTTGCACAGTTTGTAAAGAAAACAAAAACTGGTGATTTACACGAATCTGATGCAGTATTGTTTCATAAAATATTAGCGTTCTTTAATGAGCATCATAGACCTAGTGAGATAAAACCGACTTACCCAACTAAAATCACTTCTCAAGAACCCAACCAGCACGATTAAATTCTCGGCTAATCCATTTTATTTTTATTTTATCAGTCATTAATTTCATACATTTTTGCCATAGTGGGTATAATGTAGGTGTTGTAACCCTCCATTTACCATTGATTTGATTAACAACAAGCATTGAATCACTGTAAATTGTGATAGATCTTAATTTATAATTATTCTGAATATATCTCAATGCATATACTAAAGCAAGATATTCAAGTTCATTATTTGTAGGTTCTCCATCTAAACCATTACGAGTTTTTACTATTGTTCTAGTCCCATCAACGAGGCATATGTTATTATTCCTAGTACCACCGTCAATATAGAGTTTAATCAACAATATGATTATGAATTACTACTATTTATTTTTAATTTCCTTCTGTTTTTCAGTATATAATTTTCTACATGCTGGACTACAGTAGATTCTTTGCCTGCCTTTATAACGCCATGGTAATGTAGTTCCACATTCTATACAATAATGGGTATCATCTTTTCTCAATAATGTTGTGGTGTGCTAATAATATAAAAGGGTTTCTATTCTTTCTTTATTGGTTTTTGTTTAACATCAGAGTATACAGCGTTTACACCGTCTGATGTGTTTGCCATACCACCGTCTTTTTGTGCCTCATATGCTTCTTTGATTAATTCTTCTTGAAGTGCTTTTTCTCTATTATCTTGAAATTCAGCAATGTTTTTCATTGCTATATCAATAGCATCTATTGCCAGTTCTCTTACTGATTTTTCTTTTGCTTCACTTTGACTACGGATTTCTCCAAATGATCTATCATCATCACTATCTGGATCTAATGGTCTTTGGTTTCTTGAGTTTAATTTCTCTTTCTTAGGTTCTGAATCTTTTTCCTTTAAGTATTCTTTTGCTGAATCATCAACAGATTCTTTTTTAGGCTCTTTAAGATAATTTTCAGATGATTCTTGTAGTGATTCTTTTTTGGAAATTAACATTCCTCCAATAAGTCCTTTTTTTAATGCAGAGCCTGATTTTAATAGTTTACATTTGATAATTGCTAATTCTAATGATGCATTCTTTGGTAGTGCCTCACCTTCTGGTTTTTTGAAATTTACTTGATTTCCTTGTGCGTTAGAATTTGGATTTTTCTTAGTACCACCAATACCAGTCATTTCTGCTTTATCACCAGTATTTTTACCTTCTCCTTGTGTTGTTTTACCACCAAATTGAGCACCTGATGAACCTTCACCATATGATGTAGTGGTATCTACATTATCACCACCAGTAGTTGGATTATTGCCTCCTAAGTCTAATTTGTCTTTTGGAGCATCTAGACCGTGAGGTGTTTTTGTTGTACTTGGTGTTGAACCAGTTGGTTTTGTCTCTTTTTTGACATATGTGATTCCATAAGAATTCATATTATATTCAGGTTTACCTACAGTCATATCTTTTTATCCTTCTCTTGATCTACAATACGACCTTTTATAGTTTTTGGTTGTGTTTTAGTATCATATTTATTGCCTCCATCCTTAGTATCTGATGGTTTTGTATCTCCTAAATCAAGTGTTTCTTTAGTTTTTGGCTTTAGTTTCTCATGTTTAAATTGTTCTAATCTAATACCACTATGTGAAGCACCTTCATAATCTTTTGGTGCATCTGGTTTTATACTAGTACTTACTCCAGAACTTGGGTTACTTCCAGCATTTCCATGAATACTGGTTTCAACGTTTGATTTAACTTGGTTTAATTTTTCTATCCATGATTTTTCTACATCTGGCTCTGTTGCAGATTCAACTGCTTCTTTTCCAGCATCAGCTACAGCTCCACCAATTCCTCTGGCTACGCCTCCAGCAACAGCACCTATTGCTGGTAAAATTTTATTTACGTCAGTGCTTGTTCTAACTTCATTTAATGCATCTGTCCATGATTTATCATTATATTCTTTTTCACCAGTATCTGCATTATATCCACTGAATAGTTTTACTGAACTTTCTCCTAATGCTCGTTTATTTTCTTTTGAATCATGTTCTCCACCTCGTTTAACACCTTTTTCCTCTTCAACGGATGGCTCTCTTTCACCTACACCTCTTTGTCGGGTTCTTCCAGTTTGACCATGATCATTAACACCCTCAGTTCCTATAGGACTATTTATTTTAAATCCACCTGAATCTGATTTAGGATCAGTACTCATTGCATCTGCTGATGCGTGGTCTGAGTTTTTACTAGGTGTTCGTTTATAATTAGAATCTCCACTAAGTGCTTTTTGTTCATCAAATATTCTAACAGTTGTATTCATATCGTCATCCTTACCATCTTTTGCAGAAGATTCTGTACCATTATTTTTAACTAATAGGTCTTTTAAAATTTGAGGAAGTTGATCCCATGTCTTGGTTACATATCTTGGACTTCCAGCATGTGCTTTATTTAAAGCATCTATTCTTTCAACAGAATCCATGTCATCCCAAGTTTTGTTTAAGATAATATCTTTAACAAAAAATGTCTCGTTTAACTGAATATCTTTAAATTTACCGTCTTTTACTACTGTTACATATGCGTTATTCATTTTAACTACAATACCACTATCTTCTACGCCATTAACAAAGTAGTTTATGTTATCCCCTACTCTAGTGTTGGCGATCTTATTCATGTTTATCACCTTTTTTTGGTGTACTTCCTATATAAGTTTCGCTATCAACTGCTTTATCCCATTCTGTCTCCATTCCAGTCTCATGTGGGTTACCAAATCTAGCATCGCCTGCACCTTGCATTTTTCGTCTCTCTAAGAACGTTTTCCATAACTCTTCTGGACTTCCAGCCTCTTTAAACTCTGGTTTTTTCTTGACCTCTTCTAAGTCACCATCTGATACTTCTTCTAATGGTTGAGGAGTGGTCTCACTCTTCCAAGGTTTGTCATCCATTATGATCTTCACTGCAAGATAATATATAAAGTTAACCGAATAAAGCCTCTCTAAGGTTCTTTCCTACGTCTAAAACATGCCAAGTATCACCTCCAGCCAATGCCCTACACGCTAAAACCAAACTATCTGGATAATCATCATGTTCATCTGATTTAATCTTCATTTGACCGTTTTCCGTATAATCTCTCTTCAAATATGAGAGTTGATATATTAGTTTATCAGTGTTTTTGAGTGTTATTTTATGGTTTTCAAATATTAATCTAAGGTTTTTATACATAGCACCCTTCTCTTGTAACGAGAATACCACCCCTCTAGCTGGTATATCTTGCTCTCTTGCCAAGTCTATAAGACCTCCACCTAGACCAGTTTCATCTATGTACACTGTTTCTATTCTATAATCTCTTACCATATCACCTATTCTACCACATACATTGACAACATTTGACTGTGTTTCTGCAAAAATATCCTCAACAAACACATGATCGTCTTCATCAACTGCTACAACTGTGAATACAGTCTCATCCCTACCACTTCTTGCCACATCCACACCAAGATAATGTTTGAGCCTACCAGTAGGTTTCTTATCGTTTACTGCATCCATTAATAAGGAGTATGGTATTAATTGATCTCCTATATCTAGGAACTCACCCTCAACTTCTTGTACATATTCCTCTCTGGTTAATTTTTTCATTTCTTCTACAAATGTAGGGTCTTCTTGAATCAGAGGGTTATCTGTGGATTTTACATGGAATTCTGTCCACAATCCATCTGGTTTTAGGGGTTTGGAGTTCATACTAGCTTCATAAAAGTAACCTGATTTAGAAAACGGTGTTGATGTAAGCCATACTCTAGCGTGTGTAGCCATACCAGAAGGTAAGAATGCTCTAAGAATATCTGTCTTTATGAAACTGCATTCGTCAGCAATAATACAATGAGGTGAATAACCTCTGAGTCCTGTACCTTTTTCACCAGTAGCCCTTGTTACAATTTTTGAAACACCTGTGTTATCTAAGAATGCAACAGTCATTTCTGTTTGTGTGTTTCTTACTACATAGTTTTTTAGAAAATCATTACCCATAATTAAACTTCTGATTCTATCAAACATAATACCAGACTGGTTTTGGGTAGGTGCAGCAATAACTATTGTACATTCTTTATTGATAGTGTCTAACATTAGGGGTGCAAAGAAAGCAAAATGTATAGCTTTAACAGCAGTTGACATGGTTTTACCCACCTGTCTTCCAGATCTATATACTATGAATCTATCTTGACAGTCTACATATTTAACATTATAATCAAATAATTTATGACCTAAAAATATCTCACTGAATTTACTAGGACTATCTGCACACTCTGCAATCACTTGCATGAAGTCCTGTCTCTCTTGAACCTCCTCAGTTGTGGGTCTACCCATCGTTCTTCTGTGCCTTTATCTGTTTAAATATTGATGTTATATCACCAGTCTTATCATCAACTGATTTCGTTTCAGTAATCATTATTTTTGTAGATAAATCAGTAAGTGATTTTACTATGTTTAGGAAAGTGTTTATCTCAGATTTTGTGTTTCTATCTGGTATATTACCATCCATTTTTGCTTGAGTTAGTGCCATTAAAACATTTTCAAATGATAGTTTGGCTATCATATCTAACATTGCTTTTACATCTTCTGGATTCCTTGTGTCAATCTGATTTATTACCTTAATAAAATCTTCCCTGACGGTACATATTGCATCCTTTTCATATTTTGGACACCTACCATTACCACCTGAATCAACACTTCTATACATACATTGATTACAATATGCAGGGATGTTGGCATCTTTAAAATGTTTAGCACTGTTAAAAGGTGATACAGTCTTCCTTTTATCCTCAACTACGATGTTTTTACCACCAATAGGCTTAATTTTAAATAAATCCCCCATTATATAACAGTTTAATTATTACTTAATAAAGTTATCTGTGTACGAGTTAAGTGATTCACAGAGAGGCATGTAGTATAGTGCTATAGGGAGTTTAAGCATGGCAAAGTATTTGTTTTCTAATATCTCTTCATATTTGATACCTATTTTATCCATATTATCTTTATGTTTTTCACAATAATGTTTTAGTATAGGATCACTCATGTTATTTGGGTTTATTTTAATAGGTATTATGCCAGTACCTGTCCAAATATCAAATTTTTTAGCCAGTGCTGCTGAAATCCAAAGACTGGTATCTATACTTTCAAATGTTTTTTTATTGATGTATTTACCTTTTCCTAAACCATGATATTTCATACTGACTGGTAGTCTTCTTATTGATTCTTCCATATCAAGTCGACCACTCATCTTACCCACACATACATCAGAATTTATAGGTAAGTTAAGTTGACTCAAATGTTTATTAAAATCTTCTTGTAATACTGGTATTGTATTAAGTTTCAGAGCCCTCTCTTTTTTTAAAAAATTAATGGTGTCACACATATTATTATTAACGAAAAATTGTGCAGCATTAGTATACAACTCCATATTATCTTTTAAGAACCTGTGATATTTATCAGGTTCACCATTCACCCCTGCTATAAGAAATATATTATCAAAGCAATCAGAAAATTTCTTTAGGTTATGAGAGTATCTATGAGATACAAGTACATTTTTTACTCCACACTGCTGTAACGATTCTAAGGTAGCCTTGTTATTAGCATTGAAAAATATCTTCATTAGCTTATCAAATGGGTTAATACTTGGTTATATGCTAGGTAAGGAGTCATGGCTGGTATCTTTTTCTCAAAATAAGCCTTTACTCTTCTAATATGAGGTTGATGTGATCCATGACATCCATAAGAACAATACTTTGTATTATTGGTGAATTTCTTTTTACAAGTAGGACACTCCTTCTCTTTGGCTGGATTTTTTTTCATATACCTAACCTTACATTTAATACTCCTTTTTATTTTCCTACATCGCTCACTACATGATACTGATAGATGACCGTTTCTTCCAGAAGATGTAAATGTGGTATCACATACATCACATAAGAATACAAATGGTTGATCTGAATGAATACATGATCTACAATATGTCTCTGGTTTGAAACCCACTATAACATCATTTAGGCATACAAAATTAGCACATTTAGGCATACTATTCGCCAGCCACCTTATGACACATACATTGACATTTTAATATGGCTGAATTTAATGGACATTCTACATGATTATGTTGATGACATTCAGGAGATATTACTTTCATTTCATCCTCTCACTTGCATATGTCTTAAACAACTCAGGAATCCAAGCATGAACCCATAATGCAATACTCATACCCATTGCTTTCCTCCAATGAGTTAGGTAATTGGTCTTACTGTCACTTAGATGGGTCAACTCTTTCATCCCACGAATCTTTTATAGCATAATGCATAAAACATGAATCCATGTAAAATGCTTTACATACTTTACAATAAATATGGTGAATCTTATTCAAGTTCTAATGTCCATCCTTTTCTTTTGAATTTTCTACCTTTAAAAGTGAATTTAAGCATACTGTTTCCTCTCATCTGTGAAACACATTGATGCATAAGGACACATACCATCACATAAGAAACACTTTGTTCTTTCAGGAAGAGTTTTATCTACTAATGAAGATTTAATTATTCTTGATTTCTCTATCATATCTACTAGAGTTGTTTCCATATCCTGTAATTTAAATGATAGTGTGATTGGTTTATCCCTTTTATCTTTCTCTATCCTATTACTTATGTAGATGATACAACCATGTGTGGCATCAATATCATAGCATTTTTTTAACAATACCCTATATCTATTAAGTTGATCCTTATGTGAATCACTTACTTTACTTGTAGCTCTACTAAAGTAATCTATACTACCAGTGGTTTTTTTATCAACAATAACCCATTTATCACCTACTTTTATCAAATCATCTATACTTCCATAGATAATATCTAAGTGTGCTGGGTCGTCATCAGGTATCTTTTTGGCATCCTCATATGAAACTGGTTCATCTCTAACATAATCATATGCTAAAAACATTTCATGGTGTTCTGGTTTTGCCACCATTGAATTATTATGAACTGCCTGTCCAAAGTATAATGACTTCATATCCTCAGTACTCATACCTTGTTCATTACTGATTTTTTTATAGATAACGTTTCTCATACAAGGTTTAATTATATCTGATACATGTATTTGACCTAATCTCTCAGTACCCATTGCCTCTACCTGTGATTTTCTAAACTTGAAATAAATATCTTCGTTTATGTCTTCTAATTTTATCATATCTGTT